TGGTCAGGTAGTGCTGGATCGGCTGGTCATTGGCATCCAGCGTCGCATGGTAGGACGGGCTGGTATCCTCCGGGAGTTCAGGCAAGATGATGATGGCAGTCTGGCAGTTCTTGGGCGGTGTCATAGTCGGTATCCTATTTGGTGTATTTGATTAGAGTAGGTTGTAGAAGAAGAAAGCGTAGAGCGCGTCGGCTCCGACCTCGGCCCGGCTAATGTCGGTGCTTACGCCGTCGCGGCTGGCCGTATCGTCGATGGTAAGCACGATCTCGCCGTTGACGTCGTCATACGTTGCATCAGCGATCTGGTACTGCACGTCACTGGAAGGGCCGCGCAGGCGGATCAGGCGGTTGTCGTAGTCCTCTACGCCATCTGCATCCTGGGCGATCTGGAAGATAGGCATCCAGCGCCGCACGCCGCCAGAGCTTGGGCCATTGTCAAATACGTACGCCTGGATTTCGTCGAAGCCTGACTGGTAGCGCAGCTTGAAGCCGCCCTTGTCGCCATCGAGGTCGTAGTCTGGGTATGGGTCGCCATTCTCATCTGTGCCATTGGTGCCCGCCAGATCGATGGTGCGATCCAGCCTGATCTCGTTGTTGGCCGGGTCGATGGTGGCGACTGGACTTTCAAAAGCGGTTGGAATGTTAATGCCGTGCACATAGTCGATCAGCCCAGGGTCGACCTGCGTGCCATCTGGATGATAGTCCGCCAGGCCAAAGGTTTTGTGCATATCAGCAATGGTCTTCCAGCCAGAAAAGTAGACACGCCTAAAAACTTCATCTACCCGATTGATGCTGATGGTCTCGTCGCCATCCAAAAACTGACGCTGGGAGTAGAATCCATCGATCACAGCTTTCCAGTTCCAGGTCTGGACGCCATCGACGGTTGTGATGGCTGGTTTGTTGTTGGAAAATGGGGCAGAGTCTATACGCCAGAGCGTGCAGTTCTGGGCCTGCAGGAAGCTCCAGTCGTCTGGCATGCGCGTCTCGCCATTGAAGTCACAAGAGTCAAAACGGAAGGTGATCAGGCTATCTGGGATCACATCCAATCCGCGGAAGTCCTCGGAAGAGAAAGCTCCAAAGCGGTTTCGGAACGTCTCGACTTTGCGCATGGCCTTAAACATCCTGACATGCTCGCCTGCGCCTAAGTTACGCACCTCAAACTCAACAACATTCCGAGCAGGCGTTGGCGCTGCGCCGACCTGCTCACTGCCCATATCATCGACATTGATGTCGAAGTTCGTTGAGAACTGAGCACTTATTAAGGTCGTATTTGGCCCGATCGGCCCGCCTGCTGATACAATATTGTTGTCATTGAAATTACCAGAGCCTGTCATACGCAGCGAAGCCATATTGGACGGCAGAAGCATCACATCGCTGGGCGTAAGCCAGCCCTCGCCGTTTTCGACGGCTGCCGATCCTTTGATCGCCGTCGGAGGTGTACGGAGATGACCTCGATTCCAGAGGCCTGATACACTATCAAAGCTACGCTCTGCAGTCAGCTCGCCAAAGACAGAGCGTTGGCCTGAGTTACTGTCAAAGTTTACATTACCTTCGACAGTAAGCCCAGAGAAGTCGGTGCCGAAGGTTGGGTCTTGGTCGTCGCTGAAGTAGATATGGGCGCCATTACTATCACCCCTGTTGCCAGTGACCGCTCTGGTACGCATGCTAAAGCCTTGAAGCGTCTTAGATGTGAAGACCAGCGTCGCAAGCTGCTCGCCATCGCTTGCGTCAATGGTGCGGTTGATTGTGCCAGAGACTTCGGTAAAGCCCTGGCCGTCACCCATATCGACCAGGCCCTGCATGCCGCCTATTCGTAGGTTGTAGTCCGGTCCGCCTTGGGTATGAAAGTGCCGAAACTGCGTGACGACGGGCTGGGTGAAGCCCGGGATTTCGTCATACACCTCTCGTGTTTTGAGCTCCAGTTGGATGTTGTAGTAGATGTTGCCCTGGTTGTCTGTACGTCCTAAGGGCAGGGTCGACGGCACATCGCTCGTAATGCGGCACGGAAGCGTCACTTCGTCTAAGATCAGGTCCGGCACGCCGTCGCCATCTAAGTCAACAAACCCGCCGCCGCCAATATCTGTACGCGGCACAATGTCGATCAGCCCGCCCTTCAGTTCGAATAGTAGACGCGTCGCTTCCTGCTTATCCAGCCCGTCGAAGCCTACCGTAACCGTGCCTCTAAGTCTGGGCGGGCCAATCAAGGTTTCGGTGCCGGCCCTATTGGTCTGGATACGGCCTGAACTCTCGCGCTCATCCTGCCATGATACAAGGCAGGGTTGGCTCTGGCTGGCAAAGCCAACTTCATACTGATTTAGAAGTACAGGTCCTTGTAACTGCATAAAATCTATCCCTTTATGGTAAGCGCTTATTATTATTATGTGATACTTAGAGCTCTGGTCGCTGCAAGCTAACATCAAGCTCTTCGCTGTAGACCCAGTCGCTAGTTACAGGCGTTGCAACCTCAATCAAGCGTGTATCAGGCGGGTCGACTGGGTCATACGGCGCCGTCCCTTCGAGCTCTGGCACCTGTAAGGTCTCCCTTGTAGGCCAGCCTACGGCGCGTACCCTAATAGGCGAGTCAACGAACCGCAAGCTTCGCTCCCAATCAAGATAGATGGCAGTGCCTGTTGTTACCGCCCGTCGCTGCCAGACCTGCTCCCAGTTGCTGGTATCTAAGGCTTGCACTTCGTAGTACATGATGGCGAGTTGATCCTCCCATTGAGGAGGACTCCATTGGATGAGCCGGTAGCTCTCGCCTTGGCCATCGCGTATAGTAGAGCCTGCCTGGTCGCCTGGCGTCTGGTCATCCTGCCTTAGAATGTGCGTAGCAACCCGCTGGCTCGTAACCTCGCGCGGGCGACCTACCGTTGCTTGCCGCTTAGTTGAGTAGAGCTCGCGCTCTCGCTGAACGTAGCGTTCAAGTACTAAGGTAGAGACCGTGCGGTCAACGCGGCGCTCTTCCTCTGCAACCAGCCAGGTGTAGCCTCGCCATTGCAGGCACTTATTGGAGTCGCCTACTTGATACTCCAGATTAGCGGTATCTACTTCAACCGTTACTTGCATGCGTTCCAAGGTAGACGCCTTGTGCTGCGCCCAGGTGCTCCAGGCCCAGCTCGCGTTGAAGAGACCGCCAAAACCGCGCTGCTGTACTTCGTCTTGGGTAGCGGGTTGCGCCGGCGGCTTGCTTAGGCCATCTATGCCCAGCAAGCTGCTTGCATCATTGAGCAGCTCGCGGTCAACCGGAAATACAGGGCCGCTTGTATCGGTATCAATCAGCTCGCGGTCGCGGTAAGCTTTAGCGATGTAGGGCAGCTGCGTGTTCTTGTTGCCGTCGCTGGCGAGCTGATACCTTTGCTCGCCCGGCTCGCGTAGATCAGCCCAGAGAAGCGAAGCTGGCTGGTTGAACGCTCTATTTGTACGGGCGCCTTCAGCGGTTACAGTTTCGTAGACTGAGCTTGATTCATAGGGCACAAGCGGGTAACCGTACTGATACTGTACAAGCCAGGGCGTTGTAATTCCAATGCCGTCTGTACCGTTATAGAGTTCGTTCGCGTCTGGCTCGCCGTCTACGTTGCGTATTTTGTATTGATGGGAGTCGCTTGTTGCCGCCTGCTCAGGGAAGAGGAAGTCTAACGTCGCCGCGCCCTTGCTGCCCGGGCGGAAAAAGGGATCCTTCAGCGGGTCCAGTACATGGTTTCGCTGGGCGCGGTTCGCCTGGCCTCTGGTTTCACCGCTTCGGTGCACCATTGGGAAGAGCAATTGCGGGAGCTCGACAGGAAGCTGGATGGTAGATTCAGGCCCTTCAACAACCTTCGTCTCCCGCCCTGCTGACCAGCGTTCGCTTGCATACTTGGCGTACGGCGGCATGGTCCAGGCGCTCCAAAGGTCATAAGCGTCCAGCGCCAGGTCATCGCGGTCGCGGTACGTAATACGGTAGGTATCAACGGTAAGGTCGCTGGTTGCGTCAATACTGCTATCGCGAATCCAGCTGTAGGGCGTGTACCAGCCTGTACTATTTTCGTTATTGTCCAGGTGCACGCCTTGTTGTTTCACGTCAAGCAATCCCTTATGCCCTGGGTCGCTTGCTGTAATGCTTGTTTCAATGAGCTGGCCTACCTGAACGGCGAGGTCTGGCAGGCGCGGGCGTAAGGTCTCCGCGGTGTAGAAGTCCTGCTCTCTATCAGCGCCTGGCTCTATGCCCTGCGCGGGTACGGTAGTGTCGATAGAGTCACTGGCCGTCAAGTCCGGCGTATCATCAGCGAAGTACACGTCTATTCGGGTTAGGGACGTACCGTTGTACTGGGCGATTACCCTTCTGCCGGTACGCTGTAGGTAGTAGTCAAGCAGCTCTTCCGCCGTCCAGTCTGGCACACCCGTAATGGATTTACGCGGCTCTGATTCGCCTATTGGGCTCTCCCAGTCATCTACCTGCCAGATACGCGGCTGGCCTTTAGTAGGTAGCGTCTGCTGCTTGTACTTCATGTTCTGGGCCGGGAGCCGCGGCACTTCGCCGGTTACGGGATCAGTATCATGCGCGCTAACCGCGTCTGGGTCAATAGCGATATCTGTCTGGCTATCAATGACTTGCGTCAAAAGGTCGCTTGGGAGCCAGGCCATAACCGCGCCTACGCTCTGCCAGCCGGCAAAGGTTTCCGTTAGGCCGGTATCTTGCGTTGTATCTCGCTCGCCGGCTGATGCGTCTACATGTCGTAAGGTCCCGGGATACAAGGGCGTAAGGTCTTCGCTGACTGGAGCGCCCGTTGTAAATACAACCTGTTCTTCAGCGAGGCTGGTATCTGTAACGACGTCCCGTAGGGCGATCTCGCGTAGGCGCTCCCGAAGAACTGCTTCAGCGTCAGCTAAGAAGTCGAAGGTAAAACGCCCGTTCACTTCATCATACTGTATATCGCCTTCGTAGACACTGCCTGATACGCTGCCGCCGGCATCTGATAGGCGGGCTTGGATGTATGCGAAGTCATTGTCTATGAGGTCGAAGTACGCATCAAGCGTTGCCTCGCCCTGAAACTGGTTGTACACCGCGACGCTAAGGCTCCCAGATTCGACCTGTTCTATTCCGCGTGAGCCCGTGAGCTGAGTATCAACAACTACATCACCTTCCGCTATTTCGACGTCTGAGTAGCTATAAGATCCTGTTCTGCCTGTCATTATTAGCTGCATGTATCAGTCTCCTCTCTCTCTATAATGGGATGCGAATAGGCATTCGGTTAGCGCAAGCGGCGCGGGTTCTTAGAGCGCGTTAGCTTACTTGTCTCTCGCCCGGCCTCACGGAAATCCTTCCTTGATATTCTGGCTTCCGCGGTACGGTTTAAGGCAGCTTCAGTCGCCTCTCTAAGGCCTTGTACTTCAGCAATCAATGCACTATTGTCTGGCATGCTGGGCAGTTGCGGCTGCAAGGCTTCATTGGGAATGATTGTACCTGAACTATCTGGTACGAACAATTCAGGCCCTCTCTCGCCTACTACACTGGCTTTGCCTTTGGGAGGCCGTCCGCCATTGGCAAAGAACCCGCCGAGCAATCCTCCTGCTCCAAGCAGTGCAATCCCAAGCGGGCCCGCTCCCAAAAGGGCTGCGGTTCCGGCTGCGGTTAGGCCGCCCGCTAACCCGCCTGCGACTTTGGATCCGGTTGCTTTTTGCACGCCCTGGCCGGCTAAGAAACCTGCCGTTCCAGCTGCTGCAGATTGCATTCCGCTTAAGCCTTGTGCCTGCCCGGGCGTAGGCACTCTGGCCTTCGTGCCTTTGGCCTTGCCCTTCGCCTTATCGCCTGCACCTTTGGCGCCCGGTGCATTGGAGCCGCCTAAGCTGCCCAGGTTCGCGAAGAAGCCTGTACTATCTTCTCCCGTCAAGAGCTGACGGAAGGCGTCTGCCGCGGCTGACGTTACAATCTCCCGTAAGGCACTGATGCCTGCATCTCTGAGAGCCTCGCCAAAGTCTTCGCTGGAGTCAACTAAAGAGTCAAAGAGGTTGCCTACAATATCTTCGCTGAGGCGGTCTGCGATGTTGTTGAGCGTATCCAGCCGCCGCTGCTCTTCTGCGCTTAGCTCTTCCATCTGCTCTAAGCGCTCCCGGTTCTGGGAGAGAATCGCATCCAGCACCGCTTCTTCAATGGCGCTTAGCTCTACGCCTTCGCGGGCAAAGCGGATGCGTGCGTTTTCAATGGTACGAATACGCCGCTGCAGTCGCTCTTGCCCTGAGAAGAACTCGTTGATGATGGCGAGTTCGTCTTGCAGCGATTCGAATTCATCAGCTGGAGCGATAAGTTCTGCAATCGAGGGCGGGCGCTGCAGGCCCTCGCCTTGTATTGTACTGATCCCTAAGCTGGATGGCAGTTCGTCTACTTCTTCGTTCAGGGCTTCAATCTGGCGCCTGATCGCAAGCACTCTGTTCGCTGCAGCATCTGCCGTTGCATCTGCACCCTGGTCTCTCGCACTTTCGAAGAGCTGCATTTCTGCATTCTCAAGCCGCCGCAAGAGGTCTTCGTATTCAATCAAGCCGCGTTCGAATTCGTCATTCGCATCATCAATCGCTTGCCTACGGGCCCTGATGGCGTCAATGAGCGGCGTAGGCGGGTCTGACTCTCCTTGTTCTTCTTCTGTATCTTGAAGACTTACGCTCTCTTCGCCCGGCGTTGCGCTGATGACTTCCAGGTCATCCTGGCGGTCGAACCAAGCGATCAACCAACCATAACGCTCTGCAATGTATTCGAACCAATTGCCTATTCTATTAGCGCTACCGGCGATGAAGTTATCCAGCGCTTCCCATTTACGTGTAAACTCTATAGTTGCACGCGTAATATCTCCAATCCCGCTGAACCAGAACGCAACGGTTCCAATAACTACCTGAAGCAGGTCATTGAAGGCGCTAACAAGTACGTCAATGACGTCAACCAGGCCGCCGTACAGCCGCGCAGCAGTCGGCCCAAGCGTAGCCGCCAGCTCCTCGCCCAAGCGAGAGACCTGGCTATTGGTTGCGGTTACGCTATCAGAGACGGCGACCAGCTGCTGCTGGGCGTCGGTTCCCAGTACGCCATCAGAGGTACGCTCTTGCAGGCGAGCCAGCTCTTCAGCGGTCAAGCCGAAGCTACGGGCCAGCTGCCGGGCTCCTTCCTCGCCTACCGTCAGGCGGGCGGCCAGGAGCTTACTTTCGGCGTTTAGCGTAGAGGCGCGATCCGAGATAATAGCGAAGGCCTCGCTCAAGGGCACGTCTGCCAGGCGCTCTGCACTTAAACCCAGCGCGTCAAAAAGCTCTGCTTGCTCAGTTGTAGGGTCTTGCGCTTCGGTAATAGACTGCTGCAGCTCGCTGAATACGTCAGCGATATCGCGTACATCAACCTCTGGGTTTTGCGTTGTTAGTACTTCTGCAAAAGCTGCCAGCTCCTGGCGTGCAATGCCCGTCTGGCTTGCGACCTGCTCAAGCTCTACTGAACTACGGGCCATCTGATTGGCGAGGTTCGCCGCCGCTGCAGTTGCAGCTGTAAGTACAGTAACTAAGGCAGTGAAGGCAGCTACGCCAATACCTACAACGGAACCTGCCCGGCTTAGCGTGCCGAAGAGGGCGCCAAGGCGTCCAGTCAGGCCCTGGCTACTGGTCGCCATATCAGAGAGCGCCGCAATACCGTCATCAATATACTCAGTAATGTCGATACCAGTGACGTTCTTAAGGCGGTCGCCAAAAGAACGTAAAGCGGCGCCTGCTTGCTGGATGGGCCGCGGAAGGCCTTCGAAGATGGCGTCCAGTTCTTTCACGTCGCCAAAAAGACTATCTGCATCAATACCGGTCGCCCGCATCAAGGACTGCTGGTTGAATACGTCGCCTGCCGCCTGGCCAATAGCGACCGCGAAGCCGGTTCCAATGGCGCTGCCCTGGGTCTGGGCTTCTGCCTGGGCATTGCCGCCGGCTACACGCAGCTCTTCAGCGAGTTGATCAGAGAGGTTGATATCGCCAGTGCTGAGATCGCCAATGTTGCCCGCGTCAAAGGCGCCTCGAAGGCGGTCTGCCAGTTGATCAGCTTCTGCTGCGCCCTGAGCGAACGCGCCGCCTGGGCCTAAGATAGCCTCCAGGTTTTCTGCATCGCCTTCTGCGCGCTGCAGGGCATCTCCCGCGCGGTCTACGCTTGCTGCTACATCTACAAGGCCCTGGTTGCCCTCTCTTGCAGCAGAGATCATCGCCTGAGCGAAGGCGTCAATGTCTTGCTCAGCATTGCCCGCGGCGTCGCCTGTTTCGCGTATTCGACTGGCTGCAATATCTGCATCCTGGCCGAAGCGGTCAACGCTCTGGCGTGCATTGTTCGTGCTCTGCTGCAGGGCAACCTGGCGATCTTCTAAGCCTTCGACTGTTTCGTCGAGCGCACTAAGCTGGCGCTCTACTTGCTCTGCACCCGGGCTGGAGACTGGTATCTGTACGCTCATAGACGGGTCCTATCTGGTGTATAGCTACTGCTTTTGCTACTGCTTTTTGTTTACGTTCTCTGCTGCTTCTTCATTGCCTTCTCTCTGGCCTTGGCGACTTCGGCGGCGTCAATGTAGGCCTTGCAGAACTCAGCGTACTGCATCTGCATTGATTCCTGCCGGCTCTGGCCGGTTGTCTCAGCTAAGGCGACTGCTTGCTGGCCTAATGGGCGGTTATTACTATCAGAGCTACTGCCTAATCCGCCTCCTGCATGGAGCGTTGCGTACCGGCTAACGTCCTCATATGCTTGGCGTAGCTCCTGATAAAATGGGCGAGCGCGCGGTTCAGCGTTCTCGCTGGGACGTTATGCGGTGACTGCCCGGGCTTGAGCTGTAGTACAATATCTGTAAGCTCTGCCAGGCGGCCCTCTTGCGCAATGCTCTTGCGAAGGTCATTGACGCGGCCCTTCGTCTCTTTAGCTCTTGCTGCAAAATCGCCGCTTGATACCGGGCCCTTCGGCTGGGTAATAGCCTCAGCCTCTTCCTCTTGCTGGGTCTCAGTCAGAAGGTCATGCATTCGCTGCACGCGCCCTACTGTAACTTCAGCGGTTAGGTAGCCGGGATGGATGAGATCGATGAGCGCGATTAGCGTTCGGTGTAGCCAAAGCCTGGTTTTGGTAAGCATAGGTAGTGCCCTCTATTTAGCAAAAAACCCGGGCCTTTTGCTGGGCCCGGGCGATGGTTGTGCAGTCATGGCCTTACTTAAGGCGTGACGGCAGCGTCTGCATACTTGCTCCAGACGGCGTCATCCCAGCTGGAGAGCAGTTCGTAGTCGCTCTCTACTCCAGGAACGATGGCTGTATCCAGAGGCAGAATGGCCTGGTCATAGATACGCTGGCTGGAGGCAGCCTTCGGCTTAGAGGCCGCGAGCTGGAACTCAACTGAGCGAAGGTTGCCGCGCTCAGTTGTCATGGTCCAGTCAACCTTATCAGCGCTCATACGCTCGAAGCCAAACCAGTGCGCGACGGGCTCAGTAACAGTTGTACCGACGCCATCATCTTCAATGACCTGCAGCTCGTACCCGCCATCCGAGTTGGTAGGCAGAGCGTAACGCCCGCGGAAGTAATGGTCCTCCATCCATTCCATGAGATTGAATCGGAGCTGGTCAACAACAATGGTAGTATTGATTACCTGGATTTCGTCATCCTCAGTAATCTCAACCCATTCGACGTCATTCTCCAGCCGAATCTTGGTGTTGGAACGGCTACGGCCAATGGTGCCGCCGGTCAAGGCCGGGCTGATTTCGTGCCAGCCTGCCGTTGCTAAGGCGTTTGTGTCTGGCACGCCCCAGGCTTCAGCGGCTTCGGCGTCCGTCTCCAGAAGGATCTGGATGGACGAAGAGCCGCCGTGCCCTGATTTGTATTGAAACTCAGATGCTACTGTTGGATCGCTCATAGGGTAGTCCTATCTGTTCGTGTATTTAATAACGGTACCTGAAATCATCAGGTAGTTCGGTTGTCTCGAGGCTTGTACCTACCTCTGCCGTCAGCTGGATCAAGCGGATCCCGCTTGCGCCGCGGCCTTGTTCTATTCGTTGTACAGTTAAGCTGGGCGGGAGCGCGTCTACAAGCGCGCCTGCTACCTGCTCAATGTCATCCCAGTGCACGTCATCTTGATGAGCAAGCCAGAGGTCTACGCTTGAGCCCGCCGCTTCAATAGAGAGGCCTGTATGGGTCAGGTCTGCTGCACTCAGACGCTCAATGGCAATCGTAGGCAGCTTGTCCTGGTCGAGGCGTTCTGTTGTTACTTCTATATGGATGGGCAGCGTATCTACTGCTGCCTGCACCTGCTCGCGTACTTTTGATATCATGCTTGGGCCTCACTGTTTAAGTCAGCGATAATTTTGTTCTCCAGCTGGTCTGCAATCCTTCGGGCGTTCTGCACCAGAGGGTCATCAATGAAGGGCAGGGCTTCAGTTCCCTTTTCCGCTACGCTTTTGCGGGCCAGGTAGTCCCGGGTCTCTATGCTGAGGCCGGGCGCAAAGCCTACCTGGCGAACCCAACCTTCGAGCGCTCCCGAAGGCGGCCAATGCGGATCCGTCCCTTCGTGCACATAGATCGCATGCTCTGCTTCAGCTTTAAGTATCAGGCGGTAGCCCTCTACTTCATAGCCTATACTCTGAATCAGCTCGCCGCTTGCCTCTTTACCTCTTCGGCGTAGGTACTGGCGTATAACCTGTACCATTTCCTCGCCCTCCCGGGCCAGGGCCGCCTGGTAGCTCTCAATGTAGGCCTCTTGTAAGCTCATAGGCTACAGGGTTTAGAGGTAATGATGAGAGCGGCGGATATCAAAGCGGAGCATCTTGCGGTACAGTCCAGAGGGCCGTTCGGTTAGGTCATAGTCTTCCCGGCTCTGCTCCCGGCTTTTCCGCGTAATGGTGCGATCTGGGCGCTGCACTTCATGCTCGGCGACTGCGGCGATGGTCTGCCTGAGGGCCTTGATCAGGTCCTCGTCGCTGGTGATGATGTTTGGATCGCCCTCTTCGTAGTCTTCGCCATCTGGCGTCGATGGGAGATCGGTTCCCGTATCAACCTCTTCTTGAGTTACTTCCCGGTAGCCGAGCAGGTGCACGGCGCCTAAGGTCGGGAAGAACGGGTCGAACCGTCCCGGCGATACTCTTACTCTGGGTTCAGAGTACTTCAAGAGCACTTCCTCTTCAATCTGCTGCACGAAAAGGTCCAGACGTTCGCGGGCTAAGATCAGCTTATCTTCAGGCGCATCAGCTGGGTCTGGCGGGTCTAAATCAATATCCAGGTCAGACGGCTGGCGGAGGTAGTCGCCTATTACAACGTCTGCCAGGTAGAGACGGTAGAGGTCTCGGGTCAGAATCTTCGGCTGCATAGGCTACTCCTCTTTTGTAGAACGAATAGAACAAGGCCGCGGCCCAGAGCGTCAGCCCTGGGCGTTAGGCCGGTGTAGGTTTACGCTTCCGTAATCAGGCCGCGTACCATGCTATCAGGCTGTGTAATAATGGAGCCTGCAACATGCAAGCCCTGAATTACAACGCCGCCCGGGTACCCGGGTGCATCTTCAATAACCTGAAGCGCGACAACGGCGTCAGCGTACGTCTGGTAGAAGCGGCTACCGAACATACTTTCGACGTCTCCCGTATCCAGCTGGAAGAAGCTCGTCGGGCGCACGTACACCTGAAAACCGTAGTACATGCCGATCATACCGGTCACCAGGCGGTCATCGCCGAGGCCGGTCTCGCGCTGGGCGAGGTTATCATACACCTCGCGGCCTACGCTGGACGGTACAACGGCGAAGCGTTGCTGCTGAGGTACGCCTTCGTCATCAAGCGTCTCGCGGGCGCCGCCAAAGAGCTCTTCAACGTTTTGCGTCGCCTGGTTATACGGCACCGTATTGGAGGCGCCATTGGCGTTCTCCAGGATGTACTTGTCTGCTTCCTCAAGCACCTGGGCGAATGTCTCGCTCGCGAATCCTTCTGCGAACTGGGCCAGGTTTTCGTTGCCGTCAAGTACGAACCCGAAGGCCTTCTGATGGTCTGGAGTGATCAGGCGCGGCGTAGCGTCGACTCCCGTTTCCAGGGTAATCTGGCCGCCGGTATAATCGCTGACGGTACCGCTCTGGGCGATAGTTACCTTGACCGTATCTTCAGGGCCGCTGAAGGTACTCTGGTAATTCCGGTTTGCAATTTGGTCTGCAAGTTGCTCCTGACGAAGCTTGCGTTCAAGCGCACCCGCCAGAATGGTTTGGGTCATGTTGCTCATAGTAGAGCCCTAAGTATGTAGGTAGGTAATGGAGATTATGACGAGACAACGCGGCCATCTCTGACTGCAGACATCACGTCATTGTATTCGTCGTCACTAAGACTTGCCGCGTTGCTCATGAGGCGGCTCACCTCGGCTTCGGTGTAGGTCTTCTGCGATCCTTCGCTGTCAGACGGCGATGTACCTGTGCTATTGACGCTGGTGTTTTTGAAGAGGCTGGGCTTTTGCTTTTGGATCTCGCTGATAACGTCATCAGCAGTCCGCGTAAAGTCCAGTTGCCCTTCTTCGCCTAAGGGTACATGAGTATCATCATCGGCGTCATAACCAAAACGCTCAACGGCATGGTCCAAGAAGATGTCTTTTAAATCGTCTTTCACGTGACTTGCGCGCTGGAGCAAGCGGTTCTTCAGCTGCTCCTTCCGGCCTTCCTTGACCCGCTCTTCCAGTTCATCAGCGCGTTCTGCCTTAGCCTTGAGGTCATCAACCCGCTGGCGTAGCTTCGCCGTTTCACCGGCGGTAGCGCCTTTAGGCCGAAGGTCATCTTCCCGAAGCTCAACGCCGCGCTTGCTGGCGGCCTTCTTCCAGAAATCGTCGCTTTCAAGCAGCTGGCTGCGGGTTGACCGCTGCGCTTCCTTGCGCGTCTTGCCTGCTACCCGGTCGATTTCGTCTTGCACGCCGGGAATGGCGGTAGGGTCATCGTCTTCGCCAAGCCCTTGGATCTGGCTGGTTGATACTTCAATGGTTCCGTCTTCAGTCTGGATCGTCATAGTTGTTGTATCTATTTTTGTACGCGTAGTAACGCTAATCGCTGAAACCTCAGCTAAGGACCAGGGAGCTACTCTGGCAGGTGCGCTCTATGTCTTGTTATGGGACACTTCTATTATGTGCTACGAATCATTGTTGTCAGTTAGGTCAATCTGGGCAAAATCCGTAGGGTACTCAATACGAATCTCAGGCGGGCGGCCTAAGGTTGTTGTATCCTGGGCCTGGGCTAAGAGCTGCAGCATATCCCGCTCAATATCTGCCATCTTATCAGCGAGCGTGCTTAAGGTTGTTGCAATGCCGGTCGATACATCCAGCATGGCTTCGGTCGCTGAGCGTTCGGCATTGGCGGCCATGGTCAGTCCAAGCACCTGGTACAGACGCTGCTCTTTCTCTTCAATGGTGCTGCGAAGCTGCTCGGCTGGGCCTACGGGCAGAGCTAACGGCAGATGCTCGCCGTGCTCTACTGAATACGGGACGAAGCTGCGGTTCTCTTTCAAGGCTTTAGCGAAGCGTTCGGCCAGGTCTTCGTCTGCCCCTACTGCCGCCTGTATTTTGGTAGACGCTACCGCCTCAAGCTCTGCGGCATCTGCACGGGACTCAGCGCGGTAGATGGCGCGATGGGCGCGGGCTACTGCTGCACCTAAAGCACGCGGCCAGGGCATTTCCGGACGAAGTACCGGCGCAGTCGGCTCCTGGCGAAGGCGGAACACCTGGTCCTGGTCAACATCGCTCCAGCTGCCTGAGTCAACCAGTACGTCCCGGGCCTTGCCATCCGGGCCCTTCTGCTGGGCATAGACCTCAAAGCCTTGCGGCCGGTAGACCGTCCAGACATCTTCTACTTCCTGGTCATCTGCTGGGCCGGTTGCCGCCGCCTCTCGCTGAGAGCGAATAGTCGCAAACGAAGGCAAGTCCCAGCGGGTGCAGGCAATAGGCGAGCTGACGTGAATGCCGCCGGCCTCTACTATAATAACGCAATCATTGTAGAGCAGTAGGTTCAGCGCGATGTCGCTCGCTACTACGTCTATGCCTTCACCGCCTACGCCTACCGAATCAAGGTCTAAACTGGTCTCCCGCTGAATATCATCCCGCCGCCCGTACAGCATGCCGGTTAGGCGCTGCAGTGTACTCGACGTTAGAGGGTGATAATCAGTCAAGCTTTTCCTTGCCTCAAAACGGGAGTTGCTCTCATAAGCGCCCTGGATCAACTCGATGGGCGCTTCGTCTGGGCGCGTCATTCGGCGGGTCATCTGCCAGGAAGGCAGCATGTCATCATAGCCGGCGTTCGTTGCGTCTGTAATCATACGGTCATTCCTATCTATATGGTAAGTCCGTTCAGTGCGTCGTACGTTGCGCCCCAGTTCTCTTGCGGCTCGCCTGCCAGCAGCGTCAGCGTAGGGTACCTAATCGCGTCAATAAGATGGTCAGCTACGCCCGTACGCGGCTCGTCTGAGTCCTTGTTCTTGCGCATGTAGCTCTTGAGCTCAGCTTCAAGGTTCGCTCCAGATACCTGTAGTTGATGGGAGCGTACTGCATCAAGGCCCGCGCTTACGTCTTTACGGCTTTTGCGGGCATCATAGCCCGCGCGCTGAAGCTGAACAATTCTATCAGGTTCGGCTGAGTCGCAATACAACGGTATCTTCTTGCTAATCCCTAAGTCATCCAGGCGGGCAATTAGGTCGCTTGTTGTTAGGCCTTTTTCGTACAGCAGCTCTTCCGCGTATAGATGGTCATCTTCGTAGTCCTGCTGGTCAATAGCGATCGCGGTCAAGGCACTGGGCGCCGTGAAGCCGAAGTCCAGCCCGTAGGCATCTATCTCATGCTCTTGCAGCTGGAACGGCCTGGCGGTGTAGCGCGGAAGCAAAAGCATAGGCGAGCGCATGTAACTGGCGCGGCCGTAGACGCTCCAGTCTACCGGGTCGCCGCTGATCAGCCGGCCCTCGCCTTCGTAGCTGAGGTCTGGATCAGCGATAACCTTACCGCCGGGCTCTCTGTAGCGCGGGATCAGGCTCTCAATGCCCTGTACCGTCTCGGGCGTCAAGAACGGGTTGTCCTTGTAGGTCGACTCTACAACCTGGTAGTTGCCTTCGGCCTGCAGTACGTCTTTTGCAATGTAATGGCTACTGAAGTCGAATGACGGGTTGAAGTCAAGTACAACGCGCTCGCTACGTAGCTTCAGCTGGGTCCAGCTATCTTCAGCGATCTCTTGCATCTCGTTGATGTACAGGATGTTACTCTTCTCGCCGCGTAGGCGGGAGCTCTTGTCACAGCCTCTTAGCCGAAGCACGGTGCCGCTGGGCAGCGTGTATTCGGCGTCGGTCTTATGATGAGCGTCAGCGTCATAGATGCCCATCTGATCCCGTAGTATCTCTACCAGGTCTTCACCTACCGTTCTTTTGGCAGTAGTCTGCTCTGCGCGGTAGATAGAGATCTTCAGCCCTGCATGCTGCAGGCCGTGCACAATAAGCGCTTGCAGTATAGACCAGGTCTTGCTTGAGCGCGTCCCGCCCTTATGCACCAGGTAGCGCTGGCTGGAGTCCAGCCAGGCTAACGTCTCGGGCAATAAGGTAGTTGCGTCTATATCTAAGCTCAAGGGCTGGGCCTATGTTTACTGCAGGGTAATACTAACGTCAATGTAACCGGTCAGTAGCTTGAGTAGCTCCCAGGCCCCTACCGTTAGGGCCGCGGCTATAGCTGCCATCAGTAGAAGCTCGCCTCTGGACGGGATTGGTAGTTCGAACATAAGCTTGCTCTTTATTTAATGGGATACGAATAGCGTACGCCGCGCTTCAGTCTTTTACGTTCACGTTGATCTCTCCAATCTGCTTCTGCTCAACTTCTTGCGTCTGCTTGGCTTTGCCAATGGCCTGGTCGAGTACGTACTTGACGGTCGACAGCTTGACCGTTTCGTCATCTGATTTCACCAGGCTTGGAAGCTCGCCGAGCGCCTCCAGGGCCAGCTCCCGTAGCTCTGCGCGAATGGCGTCCAGTTGATGATCCAGCATCTTATCAATGCAAACGTCAACCGCTTTGGGCCAGCGGTACGTTGTATGCTGTGCTACACCTACCTCTTCGGCCGCCTCCTTTTTTGTACGGGCGTCCTGCATGGCCAGTACAAACTGCTTTTGCAGGCGGTTCAGACTCTCCCAGGCCTGCTGAAATTCCATATCCTTATTCTCTGTCATATCTGTAACCCTGTATAGTGCATGTCCAGTAATTTGCAGATCGCAAGCCCTATAACCGGCGTTTATGTAGCCGTTCTGTAGTAAACACACAGCAAGCCGTCAGTGTTCTGTCAGTTGACGTTCACTACGTACTGACGCCGCGGCCTGCTTCGGCTCTGATACACAACCTCAAGCATGTAATCGCCGGTGCTTGTTTCAATCCAGGTGATGGCCGTATCGCCATGGTCTGTTGTGTTCCAGCTGGACACATGGTTTGTTGCGTAGCTACTGTAGGTCATCTTCGAAGTCCTCATCAGTGATCAGGGCATCTGGGTGATGCTGCTGGCACCAGGCCTGGGCTTCAGCGTCTACTACGTCAGAGAGGTCCAGGTCAGCTGGCATATCTCTATCTCTAAGCCAATAGAGAAGCTGGACGTACTCAAGCTCTGTAAGCAGCTCGCCGTCTGGGTGTATGATCTCAGCTGCATGCTCATTCAATGGGAGAACAAGCTGCATCCAGCTCTCAGTCCAATACCGCCGGCTGAAGAACGGAATGCCCGCGGCGTTAGCCAGGCTACGTTTTGCGGCCTGGGTAGGGTGTTCAGTCCAGGTGCCCTCTTTGACTTGAGCGTTGCTATGCTTGTCTTCAATGAGCGCAATAGGCTCGCCGTAGTCATACTCAACGCAATCAATATCGCAAGCGGGTGCATCCCAGCCGTAGCGGCGATGGCGTCTCCAGGTCTCTTGTCCCGTATGTTCGGTTCGTACTTCGCGTACTTGTCTGCTCACTCATAGCGTCCTATCTATAATGCAACTTCAGCTGGCTGGCGTACTATCTGTTATGTGCCATACATATTATGTGCTACGCAATCTGGTCATCTATGAGCGCTCTGTACTGGGATATCAGGTCCCTGGCCAGGGCGAGTTTACGTTCGGCTTCTTCTGCTCGCTGCTGGTAGTAGACCGCGTCATCTTTAGCTTGCTGTAGCTCCCCGGCCTTGTCGCCTGAACTGCTTCGGGTTTCGGTTTGGTTTCTTCTTTTGGTGCCTCGGGTACGGCGGTAGCTTTTGCGGCGCTTCTTAACTTCAGGGTCTTCGCTGTACTGGTCAACGGCCATCTCTGCCGTTAGCGTTGATGGTAGATGAGACATGTCCTTTTTGGCGCCCTGCATCAAGCCGTGTAGGTCTTCGTCTGAGATCAGGCGACTACTCGCGTCCCGCTGGTCTACATGCTGGGCCCATTCAGCCTGATCCTGGCAATGGTGCACAACACTATCTCGTCCTTTGTAGCCGAGGGCACGGTGTAAGCCTTCGCATCTCAAGAAGCCCTGATCTGGCCAGACCTCTACTTCTTGATGGCTTCCTGATGGCGTAGGGAGGTAAACGGTCTCTGGTTCAGCGGTTACAATGATCCGGTCTTTACCGTCTATGTAATAACCGTTTGGGTTAGGCATAGACTGGCTGGCTTTAGCTGGTTATTGTGTGCTATCATTATGTACTATGGTTATGGGATGGTATCGACGAGGGCTATAGCCGACAGGCAACAGGGACAGGTTATGGCGTCAGACTAAGACTGGAGGATAATGGCCAGGATAGGACCAGGCCGGGAGGCTACGGCGCACATGCGTTTTACCTTCCCTCCTATAGTTACTCAACTTCGGCTTGCGTGAACCCCCGATATTCGGCCCTCAGCCGCTGCAGACGGCGATTTTAGGCCCAAAACGTTTTACAAACAGATTTTCGAAACGGCGCTACAGGGCGTTGAGTCAGCAACCAGCAGCAGTAGACGTTCATAGTAGTTCACAAACGGTTCACATTATAAATACAATCCTGGAGCGGTTATTGCAACTATATATAGTGACACGGGTTGAGGCCGCAACCGCCAAAACGACGGGAGAAGAAACAAGTAGATAGGTCGCCGTGTTACATAACAGTAGTTGTCGAAGGGTTCTGCTGGCAAGGGACGGGTAGGTGAGGGCCGGTCAGCCTATCTTTAAATATGCCCGGCCTTGCCAGCAGAGCGCTTCGACAACTCAAGGGACTGACCGCCCTTCAATAGCCCTCACTCAGTATAGGTAAACAAAATGCAATACAAGCTTAAAGGAAGTAACGAACAACGGAAACTAATAGACAGAGCCGTTCAGAGCAGCTCTCATCCTCGCGCAGCGCGTCTAATGCTGTGTACGGTACTCAGGCATACCTCTTACTCCAGGGCCTACTATCAAGCTTCAGAGCTCTCAGACGTACGCCTGCCCAGTATAGGTATAGGCGTCAAAGCCCTTCAAGAAGCTGCCTCTTACCGCGGTGCAGTAGCTGGAGTTGAAGGGCGAGGCCTCTACGAAGACCTGCCTATTGAAAAGGCCCTCTCGCATGTAAGCCCTGGGTCAGACTACGCTGATGTAGACGGCCCGCGGGTAACAGAATACCGTATAGAGGCAGACTGGTATGTACAATTCCTCAAGGCCGGTGTAGAAACTACCAGTAAGACCCGCTACAAGCTACACACCAGCCAGAAGAAGCAGACCTCAAGCGCCCGCGCGGTTAGCAATAGCTACAGCGGCGCCAGCGAGCAGCAGAAGGGCTGGATGAGGGCGGCTCAGTGCATGCATAGTTATAACGTAGATCAGATCTCAGAGCTACGTACGCGTATACTAAAACGCCTGGAGGGCCCGGTCAAGAAGGAAGAGGCGCCTACCCTGGTGCACCTGATGCTCGCGGTACAGAGCCTGCAAGAGCAGACGGAAGATGGCGAGCTTAAGGTCAGCTACAAGGCAGACGGTCATGGCCGGATCTATACGCGCAGTATGATCCAGGGCCTATCTGGTCCCGTCAAGGCGGCGGTTTTCGAAGATACGGTTACCTATGACTGGGCGTCCTGTCATAAAGACCTGAGCGTCATACTGGCAGAGGTACTTAACGTAGATCTGGCAGACGAACCTGATAAAGATTCGCTACCTGTAGACCGTAAGATGGCGAAGGTCGCCGCGCACGGCCTTCGGTACGGCGGTAAACTACCGCGAACGGTTGAGCAGATGCAGATGCTTAGCGACCGTAGTTCCGGCTCTATTGCCGCGGCCCTTGACAAGATGAACTGCAGTCAGCGAGACTTAGACGTACTTGTAGACGCGTACGGCGACCTTGAGGCGAGCATGCAGCGCCTATCAACGGCGGCAGAAGAAGCAGCCGAAGCGGGCACGCTCTCCCATCCAATGGGTTGCGAGTATGATGGGCAGAATGCCTTAGCATACTACCTACAAGGCCTTGAAGCGCTCTTGACGTCAGTACTATGTAAAGAGCTGGACGTCGCCTTAGCTGACCATGACGGCATAGAGTACGTAGCAGGCGATGTAGATGCCGCGGTGCAAAAGGCGATTGAGTGTATACAAGATTGGACGGGCCTTGTACAGCTTCCTGTACAGCCGCGCCTGGAGCGGAAGAAGCTTGCGAGTCAGGCAGACCGCGACAAGATAGACGCTGCGCTTGCTATCCCGTCAGACAAGAAAAGCAAACGCAACACCGCTGAAAACACGCGCAATGCCAACAGAGGTACACGCAACAAGCGCGGAAGCACCCGTACTCGTCGGAGAAGCAACCGCAACCGCCGGAAAGGCACTCCCGCTCCCGCCGAAAGCGCGCCTGCAGAAGACAAAACTGCGGTCGAAGAGGCCGACGAGATCCTTGCGCCCTATGACGAGCAAGAAAGAGGCTGGCTTCTGACGGCAGCGCGTAAGGCGAAAGGTGCAGCGGCTCGCATCTGCCTCTCTGACCTACAGGGCACACCGTCAGGCGAGGAAGTCGAAGAACGCCTGCCTGGCTACTACTGGGAAAAAGGACGCTACATTGAGCGTACAGGGACGTCTAAGCCGGGCACGTTGAAGCGCGGTAAGGATACAATGGGCAAAGATTGGCGTACGCTACAGAACGCCCTCGCTGAAACAAGCCGCAAGCGTCTGATCACTGGCGAGGCCCCTACCCGCAAGCGCAAGTCGCCTGACGAACGTCCCTCGGCTGAAGAACGCCAGCGCGGTCATCTGGAGTATGCGCGCCAGGTGATGGCCCATAACAATAGGTAGGAGAGACACCCAAGGAGGTGAACCGTTCAGGGCTACACGCTCTGAACGTTTCACATTACCTTCATCTGATCAGTGAAACTGTGCATGCTGATTACGCTATAAGGACACGCAAGAAAGGGAGAGAGGGCTCGCCCGATAAGGAGCTCAACGCCAACTACCCAAAATCAACTACAGGACACGCTACTATGGTAAACGCAATCGAGATCACACGCAACCGCAACTTTGACACTGACGCCGACATCGCACTCTACGAGACAGCAGACGAGACCCGCTGGATTGTAGTCGGGCAGGACGTCATCCAGATGCCGTGCACCTACACGGTCGACCGCTTCGAAGACGACGTAGAAGATATGACGTCTGGGCACTGGACACCTCGCGACGCTGCAGCTGAGCACACAGTCTTGAGCTACATAGACTGGGACGAGACGCACTACGAAGACCAGACGCTGCTCGCTGAGCACACCATCGTCCGCGACCGTCTCCTGGCATCAGACTACAGCCAGGACGGCCTGCAGATCACCCTACACCGCGTAGGCACCAGTCGCGTAGTCATCGACCGCATCAGCGAGTACAACGAGGACGTGACGGTCATCTGCTCCATCTACGACGTAGAGCAGTACATCGACGACCGCAGCTCCTACGCCGTCTGGTCTGGAAATGGCGATGTGCTGCTGGACTTGACCAAGATCAGCGATGTAGAAGACGAGCAGGAAGCCGCTCAAGCGCTGCATGACGAAATCGCTGCAGACGGCGAGCTGGAGTACGTCATCTACCAGATCAGCAGCGTCACACAGCAGCTGCTGGAGCAGGGCTACAGCGTGCAGATGGACTACCCGCCTGTGACTGTAACCTGCAACTAACAACCAACCGGCCCTCGGATTCGCCGAGGGCCATTACTTCCAACCAACCGACAAGGACACTACTATGGACTCCATCTACGAAGCACGTAACCGCAACAACCCTCGCGAAGCTACTCAAACTGAAACACCTACGCCGCGCCGCAAACCGCGCCGTCAAGCTACTGAAACTGAAACACCTACGCGTCGCCGTCAGCCGGTACGCCAGAGCAGCGAGCCCTCTACGCACCAGCTGATGGTGCAGGGACGGCTCTTGAGCCTCTACGCTGAGATCGCGTATGACCGCCGCTGGAGCGCTACAGCTGACCAGCTGCGGGAGCTTGCACGCGCGGTAGCAGCGACTGTCACCAGCGAGCACCAGGACCTGACAGCTGACGTCATCGAGGGCGTAGTCTACAGCTGGGCAGAGGTCGACTGGGACGACAACGAAGGCGTATGCCGCCTCGCACAGCGCGTCGCTCAAGACGAAATGCGATAGCTTCAGCGCGCAACAACCGAAGGGCCCGAGCCAAATGCTCGGGCCTGTTTATGCATCAATGAGGACACTACTATGAAAGACGCACACCTGGCCTGGATACCCTGGCTGATCGTACTGGCTGGAACAACAATGATCGCCGCGATCGCAGCAGTCATACTCTACTCGCTCTACCTGTAACCTACCCTTGAGGACACTACTATGGCTACCCTTACTCGCAAAGACCTCGCCGAAATGATCTACGCAACAACGAGCCTGGGCGTTGAACAAGAAGACGAAGTTCACGCCGCGGCCTGCCGCATCCAGGACGCCATCGCTCGTCGCGACGAGGGCCTGCAGCAGACGGTCGACGAGGCGATAGATTACCTCTCCAGCTGCAGCGTCGATACGACATCTGCTCATCAATAAAGAGACACGACTATGGCTACTGAAACCGAAGATACCGTTCGCCTTACCATTGACCTACCGAAGGCCTTGCACCAGCAGTACAAGATGCACTGCCTGGTCAAAAGCCAGAGCATGCAAGACCTGACGGAGCGCATGATCAAGCGCCGCGTTCAGCTGGCAGAGTATGATGACGAGGAACAGCGGATTCGCGATATGCTCTCGCGGTAAGCACTACACACACATAGCAAAAACGCCCGCTCCAGGAAGGACACTAATCCTGAGGGCGGGCGTTTTCGTTTGGCGCCAACCAACTACTGCTGTTATGTGATCAAGACACGGGTTGTTCCTCTTCCTCTTGCGTGTAGAGGTCGACGGCGAGATCCAGGTACTCCCGCCGCTCTTTTTCGCTGATCTCCTCGTGCTGGCTGAGGCGGCGCAGGAGCGTATCGATACGCACGACGAGCACACGCACTTCAGCGACCAGCTTAGACTCGCGCTGCTGGAGCGCACGTATCTGAGTGCTCTGCGTCTCAACGCGGTCTTCAACGCGCTGCATCCGGTCGCGGAAGATAGCGACGACGTCCAGGCTATGGTCATCGCCTTGCGCCCTCTGCTCGCCCCATTCCTTATACCAGACGACTGCACCTCCGGCACTGAGCGCAGTTACAATGGATGTGATCGCGATTTCGAGCAGTCCAATGGTCATACATAGGGTTCCTCAGGGATTAGTTGGAAGGCGCGGCGGTTACAGATTGCTTACTACATCAAAGCCTGTCATCGTCTCCTCGATACAGCCCTGCATCTTGCTGGCGTTGATCGCTCCGCCCTCGATTAGGCGCAGCTCCGCCGGCTGGCCGTTCGGGAGCTTGGCGTAGACACTGGTCAGGTAGTGCTGGATCGGCTGGTCATTGGCATCCAGCGTCGCATGGTAGGACGGGCTGGTATCCTCCGGGAGTTCAGGCAAGATGATGATGGCAGTCTGGCAGTTCTTGGGCGGTGTCATAGT